GTATGGTCCTGAAAGGAGACGAGGAAGGACACAGCCGGGTCCCCGTCCCGGATTGCTCATGTGGGATCTACGCGACCACTGATCTTAAGGTCATCAACTCGTACCTCGGCAAGGACGCGCCGGTACTCGGGGTTGTCGAGCTAGGCGGTAAGGTCATCCCGGCTACTCAGGGGTACCGCGCGGAGTATGCGCGGATAGCGGCCATCCTCCTTATCGAGCCGGTATTTACGCTCCCGCACTCGTGGCTTGAGTTTATCGCGGAGACGTACGAGGTTCCCGCGCTAGTCCCGCACTCGGTCAACCCGGAGGACTACCGCGCGAAGCTAGCGCGCGGGAAGTCCGTAGGAGACGAGGCAGACGAATGGCTCAGGAAGCTTCAGGAAGGAGACGACAATGAGTAGGACAACCGAGACGGTATTCTCGCCGGATGCGCTTATCGACGCCATGCGCGAGGCGGGGCTAACGCCGCAGGGCCTCATGGAAGAGCTAGGCTGCGGCCCGGACCAGATAGGTCGCTGGATGGCTGGGTTCGCCGTCCCGCGCCCAGGATACCAGAAGCAGATCGCACGCATCCTTGGCGTCTCCGTGGATGACCTATACGAGGAGGTGGAATAGTGACCCGACTTGCGGATGAACAGCTCAAGGCGGAAGCGCGCGAGCTAAGGGAGCAGACCGACGGTATCCAGTGGGCCTGGGGTGATTGGGCACTCCGCTGCGAGCCGATGGGGATGAGGGGAATTCGTCCCGGTGCGTTCGGACGGCTGGAGAGGCTACTTAACGAGCTGCACGAGGAATGGGGGGATAACTACCCGGCATTCAGTACGGTGAAAGATTACCGGGCGATAGCGGACAGGTTCCCAAATACCTTCCGGAAGGTATTTGGATCGTACGCAGTTTACCAGTCGGCTTATTATGCGGGCTGGGGTCCTGATGATATGGCGAACAGGGAAATTCCACCCGGCAAACCGGAAGGCCGATGGAGCAAAGCCAAGATAATGGCAGTTGCTGGAGAAAGCAGCAATAAGGAGGACTGGCCGGAGGAAGAGGAGGACTATGACCGGTGCGAGGAGTGTGAGCGTATTATCGGGCTCTATGAGCTACGGCGCGGGACTGAGGAGCGTGAGTACCACCACGATCGTGTCCTCTGCGACCAATGTAGGCGCGACGAGAAGCGGATGAAGCGGCTCCCACGGAGGAAGCCACCGGACGAGGAGCTTGACTGGAAGGACGCATTCCGCATCCTCCAGCGTGGGGATTCCGCACTCGTCCGGTTCACCGGACTCATTACCAGGCACGAATGGAGCGAGGAGCGGGCAGATATTCTCCTCAGCTTTATCTCGGAACTAGAGAATGACATCGCCTACCTAAGGAAGTGGGCGGAACAGGAGGAAGACAATGTATAGGAACCCGGCTCCACTCAGCCAGGGAAAACTCCAGGAGCTGAAGGAAATCCTCGGAGGGAGAGATGGACAGGGGGTGATGCTACCGCCTGGCGGCATTTACCGGGCCTGGATTCAGGTTATCGATGGAATATACCGCCAGGCTCCGTGCGAGCGCGAGGAGGCGTGCGACTGCCTCAGGCCTGCCTGCCGGTCCTGCCAGTACATCAGTGATATCTTCGCCCAGGTCCGTACCGCAATCCGGAAGGACCCATCATTCGAGATGATCCTGGACGATAGCGGATTCACCCTGGACTTCTTCAGGTACCTGAAGAAGAGGATTGGGAAGCTCAGGTCAGATCGTGGGCGCGCAGAAGTCCATTTCCGCGACGCAGAGCGGATGGCAAGGAAATACCCGGACTGGGAATTCGCCAGCCGCGATATCCTGAGGACACAGGCAATCTTCCTTAGCATGAGCGATGAGCTTAGTGCGCTAGAGGAAGAGCTGCTGTTCCAGGAAAGCAGCCGGGAATACGAGCTAGCCGTTTAGGCCAGGACGAGGATAATCCTAGTACCCTCGTCCTGGCTTAAGCCGATTCTATCGAAGCCCGGTTCATGTCCGTGAGCCGGGCCTCGCTAGCTCTCCTCCCAGCGCGGGTTTAGATTCTGGGACCTACGGCTTTTCAACACTCTTGCAGCCGGGTAGACTAGAGCCCGTAGGGCTCCTACGGTGGAGTCCGGAGGCGAGGCGAGACGATGAGTATCCGATGCGGGAACTGCGGAAAGCGGCACGAGAGCGCGCTCCTGGTCCGGAACTGCTATGCCCTGGAGGCGAGCGAGCGGGGCGAGGACTACCGGCCGAACAAGTTTGCCGGAACCTGCTGCCTGTGCGGTAACCCGGTAGGCGAAGGCGAAGGCCGGATTGACCGGCGTGACTCCGGAACAGGCTGGAACGTCAGCCACCTCTCCGGCGAGTGCCCGGAGCGGAAGGCGACGGAGCGCGAGGACTTCAGCGTGGTAACCCAGGGTTACTATGCGACGGAGAGCACGCGTAAGGACCAGGACTATGACTTCTGGTACGTCAAGGAAGGCCGGAAGCCCGGTTACCGTTTCGTGAAGCGGTACCTCGGTGGACAGGGACCTATCCGGATCTCCCAGGGAGAGGCCATTAAGGCTCTCCGCTCGATTCTCGCGGAAGGCGTGGAGAAGTGCGGAATCCGTTTTGCGGACGAGCACTGCCGCTGCTGGAAGTGCGGGCTCCCGCTTACCGATGAGGTTAGCCGTGAACGGCGGCAGGGTCCGGTCTGCTGGGCTAAGTAATCCGTTTAACGGCTCCGGAGCTTAGGCTACCGGAGCCGTTCCACATACGGTATAATTTCCCTAACCCCATAGAAAGGCGAGACAATGGCTAGTCACCGCAGTCGGTTCGATCCAGACTTCACCCGGAAGCGTAGGACTCTCGACCCTATCAAGCTCATGATCGCTCAGGCCGTCCAGTACCACCTCATTAGCGACCCCAAGGCCCGTCCTCCGCTAATGCCCCAGCCGGAGGAGGTAGAGTCGATGGAGGCTCACGCTATTTCCGAGACGGAGACGACCATTCGCGTGGTCTCTTACAAAGGCGAAGGCCGGAACCGTTACAAGTCAATCCGGTACTTTACCGTCAAGGTATCGGAAATGCTATGACTGTCTACATCCCGACTATCGGCCGTCCCGGCAACATACGGGCTATCGTCCCACGCTGGCTTGAGCAAGGAATGCCTATCAAGCTTATCATCCGGCCGGAGGAGTACAAGCTATGCTCGGCTCTGCGGAAACAGGAAGGCTGGTATCGTAGGGACGTAGGCATACGTATCCTCCCAAAGAGTACGCCTATCGGATATGGAGCTACCCGCAACTACATTATCCGGTACGCTATGAAGCAAGAAGAGCGGGCCATCATTATCTCGGATGATGATATGCGCCCGGCTCACGGCTCTGACTTTGGCGAGCTAATCTATGAGGCAGCAAGGCCTGGAGTATTGGGCGTCGGAGCCGTCCGGTCTATCCACGATCGTTTTACCGGGGGAGCCGTCTCGCGTCTCTCTGGCCCCATCCTATGCCCCGGAGGCTGGGGCTTCCAGTGCTTCGCCATTAATGTGAAGCAAGCTTTCCGTCTCGGCAACTTTGACCCGCTACTTCACGCTCATGGCGATGACGCGGAGCTGGCTCGCGAAGGTATCGCCCACGGTATCCCGTGGCGAGTCCATACCGACGTCTGGGTCGAGTCGATAGGCAAGCGCTATGCGGCCGGAGGCCTGAGCACAGTCTACAGTCCGGAAGAAAGAGCAGCCGCAGAACGGGAATGTATGGCGATCATCCACCATCGGTGGCCGGACTATACGAATGCCCCGGATAAGCCGGTACGGACGGCCTGGCAGAAGATGCTTGACTTCTACATTCCGGACTGGCGCGAACAGAGCGCCATCCATGGCGGCAAGCTATGAGAGCTTACATCGTCGCTGCGATCGCCATATTCCTTGTGGGCTGCAGCTCCACAACGACTACGACGGTGAAGCCGTCCGTCCTTACTATCTCGCCTGTGCTCGACTGTAGCTATTACCAGTCCATCGATCCGGACGGCCAGATAGTCCTCGTTACCAACACCGGGCCGGAGTGCCGTGGAGATGCTATGGCCAACCTCCTCCGGGACTATACGCCAGACTCTGACGTCCCGTGGGTATCGACTCTCATCCTCTCCGGAGGTACCCCGGTCGCGACCGTAGTTAGCCCAGACCTCGCGAACGTTGCCCGCATCTCCCGCGTCGGCTCCGGCCCGGCCGTCTCGGCTGCGGCCGTTGGTCTGCTCAGGGCCTTCCAAGCTCACGGCTGGAGTCCGGTATAAGTGACAATGATCACCATCGCCACGGCGATCATCTTTCTAGCGATAATCCTGATCATATTCAGAGGTGATTATTGACTCCGGAGCCGCTACGGCCCGTAGAGATCCCTGCAGACCTCTTCCCAAAGCTCCGTACGTACGGTAGACTTGACCTAGGCGAGCGAAAGGCGAGAGAGATGGCGAAGTACCGGACGATGACGGTGGACGGTGGCTACGGCTCTACCGTAGAGGCTGACTCCTGGGAGGAAGCCGAGAAGATCGCGGAAGGTCCCGGCTGGGGCTACACGGTCCTGGACTGGACTGAGCACGAGGGTGAGAACGTCCTCGTTGTCGCGGACGAGTAGGAGGCCACGATGAAGGCGATCGTTACGACGGATGGGAAGCGGATTATGGCCCGTTTCCCGTTCGCAGGCTCTCCCGGAGCCTGGGCCGTTAAGGTCCCCGGAGCCCGTAAGCGCTACGGGGAGTGGACCTACCCGCTTACCATGGACACCTGCCGGGCCTTCCGACAGGTTATCGGCTCCGATCTTGAGATTCTCCCTCCGCTTGCGATATGGGCGCGTGCCGAGGTTGAGAAGGAGCGAATGATTGAGCAACTTCGCGAAGGCGACCAGGCGAGTGTTGACCTCTTCCGCGTAGCTGAGGAGAGCCCGGCTCTTCACGACGCGATGCTTAACCGTCCTTTCCAGATCAATGGTGCCGGATTCCTCCTGACCGGAGGCCGGGTAATCCTAGGCGATGACCCTGGACTCGGCAAGACGCTTGAGACGCTCGCGGCTCTTATCGAGGCAAAGTCCACTACCATTCTTGTCGGCTGCCGGCGTACGGCTACCCGGACGGTATGGGAGCGCGAGACGCTACGCTGGGCTCCCGGCATTGAGACATTCGTCTGCCAGGGCTCGCGGAAAGAGCGTGAGGCGATCTTCCAGGAATTCGAGTGGTACGGTGAGGACTACCCGGACGCTCCACGTATGCTTATTATCAACATCGAGATGGTCCGTGCCAAGCGCATTGAGATCTGCCCAGAGACGGCAGGAGCCTGCCTCTACGGCTACGTGAGCCGTCCGGACGGTCATCCGTCTCACAAGTATGAGAAGGAAGCCCTATGGCCTTTCCTTTTCAAGCCGATGTGGGATGCGATCGTTCTTGACGAATCGCATAACCTCCTTGCTTCCCGGTTCAATTACCAGTCCAAGAACATTACCCAACAGCGGTACGGAGCCGTCATGCTCCGGCGTAACCTCCGGGAAGATGGGCTTGCTATCGCGCTAAGCGGGACTCCCTTCCGGTCTAACCTTACCAAGGCCTGGGGCACGCTTAACTGGGTCCGGCCCGATATGTTTCCATCCTTCTGGAACTGGGCCGAGAAGCACTTCGGAGTCGAGGACGGCAAGTATGGCAAGGTTATCGCACAAGGTGCGAAGGTTCCGAAGCCAAAGGACCAGGACGCGTGGGACGCTATGCTCCGGCCGTACTACCTCAAGCGTACCAAGGCTGACGTCGTTAAGGATCTGCCACCGATCTATTATGCGGGTACGCCTATCGACCCTAAGAACCCAGAGAGCCCGTGCTACGTCCAGCTTGACCTTACCGATGAGCAGGCCCGGCTCTATAAGCAGATGGAGTCCGACGCGGAGATCAACGCGGACGGCAAGCGCATGACGGCAAGCGGAGTCCTCGCGGAAATAACGCGGCTCCGGCAGATAGCCAATGCGAGCGCGACGATAGGCGAAGGCCGTACGGTTCTGCCGGCTCTACCGTCTAACAAGCTAGAGTGGCTTGTAGAGTTTATGCAGGAGCGCGAGGGTACCGGAGCTAAGGTTGTAGTTGCTAGCTCCTTTACGGAGATTGTAGAGCTTGCCGCAAGTGTCCTCCGTAAGGAAGGCTTTGAAGTCCTGACGCTTACCGGAGCTACCTCTGACCGTGACCGTTCAGACCTCGTAGCGCGCTTCCAGGATCCAGGCGATAGCCTTCAGGTAGTCTGCCTTAACCGGAAGGCCGGAGGCGAGTCGATTACCCTAGACGCTGCCGATGAGATGGTCGTTATTGATGAGCCCTGGATATCGGATGACGATGAGCAGCTCAATGCCCGGATTCACCGTGTTAGCCGTATCCACCAGGTTATCGTTTACCGGCTCGTGAGCGCGGGTACGGTAGACTCGTGGATGGCCGGCCTGACCGAGGAGCAGCGTGAGGCCGTCCTGGAGGCGAGCCCGCGTAAGCTCTCGGAAATGGTACTGGGAAAGGATGGGGACTAATGCCTATCGAGTTTAAGGCGACCGGATGGACTCCAGGCCAGGACGATTCCTGGTATGAGGCAATCGCAGACGCTCTCCGGATTATCAGGAAGCGCTGGTACAGCGATACGACAGATGAGGAAGATGCTTTTGTCCTCGCGTACGCGGACGAGATAGCTCCTCGTCCGGAAACGGAAAGATGAGGACTAATGGAGACCTACGGCATCCACGGTAACGGAGCGCTCAAGGTTCTCCAGGAGCGCTTCGGCTTTACGGAAGCGCGAGCGAGGCGCATCCTGAACATCGCCTGGGAGCACGGCCTTAACGCGGAAGCGTTTGACACCCCAGACCGAGGACGCGGGCTCCTCCGTATTTACATGCGTGAGGAGATGCGCGACCGTGGGCAGAATGCTCTCTTTACCTTTGAGGTACATTCCGGTAAATCTACGAGTGAAAGGGTAGTAAAGAGGACTGAGACCGAGTATACTCAAGATGTGCCTAGTAAGTTCTCATCCGGGAAAGCCCGGATCACCAAAAGAAAGGCAGGGATGGCAATGCCTCCCAAGCGTAGGACTACGACCAAGGCTGCAGAGCCGGAGGCGGAAGTCCCGGAGGAGAATGGCGAGGTTGACTTCCAGAAGTACCTCGACAAGAACCCGAGTCCGACCATGCTCGACTATGTCGAGTGGATGGAGGCGAACGTCGGGAATCTCGATGAGATTCCCTCTGATCGCCTGATCATGCTCGGCATCCAGCTCTACAGCCACTTCCAGAAGTCCGACTTCAACGTGGAACGGCGTGAAGCACGACGCGCGGAGCGCGAGGCAGCGAGCGAGCCCGAGGAGCCCGAGGAGCCCGAGAAGCCCGCTCGCGGACGCGGAGCCCGGACGGCTCCGGCGAAGCCCGCTACGGCCCGTAGGAGCCCGCGTAGCGGTAACGGTAAGGCTCCCGGCCCGGCACGCCGGAAGCGTGCCGCATCCTCAGAAGAGGAATCGCCGGCTGCCACCTTTTAGACGGCAGGCCCGGCCAGTAATCCGTCCCTACCCACGCTCCCCCGGAACGGAACCTGGCCGGGCCTGCTCCCACAGGCCCAGAGAAAGGCGAGCCCGTACGCGGATTACAAGTCGGCAACGGCCTTAGACGGTGCGGAAGGAAGAGAAATGGCTAACGTAATCCTTAAGGTATCGGTAATCATGCCGGAAGAGGTAGCGCTAAAACATGCTCCGTCCGGAGAGCTTAGCTGCATTATCTGCGAGACGTGCTCAATGATAGTGCCGCTCTACCGCATCGTAGAGCACGACAAGGACCATAGAGAGGCAGGGGAATGACGACCGTTGATCTTCCCGTCCTCCGGACGAGTGAGCGCGCAGTCTTTAAGCGCTGTGCGTGGAGGTGGTGGCAAGAGTACCGTATGGGCTACCGGCCGAGGGGCGTACGGCCCGACAGCCTCTGGTTCGGTATCGGCATTCACGAGGCTCTGGCGAAATGGTACCTCAAGGGTACGCGGAGAGGCCCGCATCCGGCCGACACCTTTGAGGACTGGTATGGCGATGAGACGCTCTCGCTCCGGACCTACCTAGGCGAGGACTATGACGAGCCCATCTGGGAGGATGCTCGTGAGCTAGGCATCGCAATGCTTGAGGGATACGTAGACCATTACGGGACTGACCCGCAATGGTCTATCATTGCAATAGAGCAGCCTTTTGCCATAACGATTAGGCGAAAGGACCAGCCAATAGTGGTCTTTGAGTCCCACTGGGATGGCGTGTTCCGCAATCTCCTGGATGGCAAGATATACCTCCTAGAGCACAAGACGGCTTCCCAGGTTGATACGGCCTACCTAGAACTAGACGATCAGGGAGGTTCCTACTGGGCCGTGGCGAGTCATCTTCTCCGTGCTAACGGTACCCTGAGGGAAGGCGAGGAGATAGCCGGCATCCAGTACAACTTTCTCCGGAAGGCGAAGCCAGACCAGAGAGAGCAGGATGAGGAAGGCCATTACCTCAACAAGGACGGCTCCGTATCTAAGCGCCAGTCTCCTGATATGTTCGTTCGTCCCAATCCTATCGAGCGTACTCCTCCGGAGCAGGTAACCCAGCTCAAGCGGATAGCCGATGAGGTTGCCGTCATGAATGCCGTTCGCGACGGTACCATTCCTCTAACCAAGACTCCAACAAGAGATTGCCCGCGAATGTGCCCGTTCTGGGGACCGTGTACTCTCCATGAGCATGGAAGTAAATCCTACAAGTCCGTCCTAAAGCATAACTTCATTCAGGCTGACCCATACAAGAATTACCGGAAATCAGCGGGAGGACATAATGCCGCCTAGGAAAGCAGGCCCAGGAGCCCTACGTCCGGCACGGGCCGTGAGGCGACGGACGGTAGAGGATGGCGATTCTCCGGCCTCTATGATTGAGGCAACCGTAGAAATAGAGGAAGTCCAGCTAGCTTCCTTTAATCCGGCTACCAATATCCTTATTCACGGACCATCCGGACACGGCAAGACCGTGCTCGCCGGAGGAGCGTACGCGAGTAGCTACGTAGACAATATCGTGTTCCTCTCTACAGAGCTAGAGGGTGCCGTCTCGGCCAAGGTCACCGGCTCCCAGGCCCGTCTATGGCCGGCTCCTACCTGGGAGCACGCCGTCGCCGGAGTCCGGAAGGCCGTTAATGAGCTAGGCGACCGTGACTGGCTAGTATGTGACTCTGGCACGAAAATGCAAGAGCTTTACATGCGCTGGATCCTCGCGAAGGTCAATGCTAAGAACCCTCATCGTGATCTCGACATCCCTGATGTCCGGGAACACCAGAAGTACCAGAACGGATTCAAGCGGTGGTATGATACTATCATCAATGCCCGCTTCAATTCTATCTTCATTACTCAGTCAATGACGGTAGAGGACGCGGAAGGCGAGAGCCGCGTCATCCCGCTACTCCTCGGTAAGAAAGGCGAGATATCAGACTACTGTTCCGGTCAGGCCGGAGTTGGAATATACTACTCCGTATCGCGCGAATCGCGAGAGGAGGAGGCCACGGGGGATGCTATTATCCGGCGTGCCCTATTCCAGCCTTATCCTCCGTGGTGGGCCAAGGACCGTTACGATGCTCTTGGCTTCTCGCGCGATGTCGAATCCGGAGACTACACGGCAATGGCGAGAATGATCGATGACATCGAAAGGGTCAAGGAAAAGTCACGACGTACTAGTCAGTCCAGACGGACAGTCAGGCGAGTGGCTAGGTAAGCATATCGCGAAGCGGCATTCGTTTCTGCGGTTCATCACGAAAGGAGAACACGAGGCAGACCATCGTCTCCATCAATCCCGACTAGACCATACGCACGAAAGAAAGGCAAAGGCAGATGCCTAAGCTCCGTACGGAAGATGTACAAGACCTCGATGCTGAGGCTCTGGAATCCGCTGAGTATTCCACCGAGGACTACGGAGGCGACTATGAAGGCGAAGTCCCGCCAATCGGGACGGAGCTAGGCGGGTACCTCAAGAAGATGTGGTGGACTCGTACGGCCGAGAAAGAGGACCGCAATGGGAACATCGTCGGTGACGACCCAATGCTCAAGATTCTCTGGGTATCGGCTGAGAACGAGGAGCCGGAGGACCAGTACGACAATCTCCCAGTCTGGCTCAATCTCCCGCTCATCGAGGCAGCCAAATTCCGCTGGCAGCCATTCTTTGACGCCTACGGGCTCTCCATCAAGCAGATCAAGGCCCGGCAGGTTTACGTCTCGCGTACGGAGGAGCGCAACGGCTTCCCCATCGAGCGTATCGGTAACTTCCGGCCCGGCATCGACAGCGACGAGGCGTGGTCGCGTATTGTTACCGGCCGTGAACCGTACAATGGCGTCCAGCAGACCACCGTCAAGGAATGGCTCCCCTGGGATGAAAGCGAGGAGCCCGGGGAGCCCGGGGAGCCTGAGGATGAATACGACGAGGAGGACATGGCCAGCGAGGACGAGGACGAGGACGAGGACGAGGACGAGGACGAGGACGAGGACGAGGAGACTGGCGAGGACGAGGACGAGGACGAGGAGCCCGAAGAGCCTCCGGCCCGTGCCCGCCGTTCCACTCCGGCCCGGACGGCTCGCGGCTCTAGGACGGCTTCTAAGCCCGCTCCGGCCCGGACGGCTACTAGGGCTCCGGCGAAGGCCGTTAAGCCCGCTCCGGCCCGTACGGCTCGCTCCGGTGCCCGTACTGCCGCTCCGGCGAAGGCCGTTAAGCCCGCTCCGGCCCGTACGGCTCGCTCCGGTGCCCGTACTGCCGCTCCGGCTAAGGCCGTCCGCGCTAAGACGGCTCGTAAGCCTGTTCAGGCCGATCCACCCTTTTAGGGGCACTAGCAGGGAGGAGAAAGAGCAGATAGTCCTAGCTCGTATCCGCGAGCTAAAGCGCGAAGTCAGGAAATGGATGGAGGAAACAATGTTCAATCCGAATGGCGCTTCAGGCGGCACGGCTCCCGGTGATATTCCGGAGAGGCCCGTGAACATCTACCAGAAGGTGTTCCAGGCTTTCCCGGTGATTGAGCCATGAGGTACCTCAGGGCCATCGTCGCTGTCCTTGCCGGTACCGTCAGCGCCTGTGAGGAAGCTCACGTTACCAGGGACAAGTAGAACCATGAGCCGTATCGCCATTCTGGGATGCGGCCCGGCTGGGCTGGCGGCTGCTTCGGCAGTCGCTGGCTCCGGCCATGAGGCCGTTATCATAAGCGCTAATGCGGAGCCATCCAGGCTCTACGGGTGCCAGTACCTTCACGCGCCCATTCCCGGATATGAGGACGTTCCACACGTCCGCGTCTCCTACTCGCTTAACGGAAGCCCGGAGGGATATCGCCGGAAGGTATATGGGGATGCCTGGCAGGGGAAGGTATCTCCAGAGGACTTTGTAGGAGAACATGACGCCTGGGATATCCGCAAGACATATCAGCGGATGTGGGGTGACCTTATCGAGAGCGGTAAGGTCGAGCTATGGGAACGTTCCGTATCTCACGGCGTCATGAATTCCCTCCCGCTCGCGGAGCCCGCTCTTATCGTCTCGACCATCCCGGCTCAGTATCTTTGCTACAAGGAGCATGAATTCCGGGGCATGTCGATCTGGGCTAACGGGAGTACAAGTCAGGGGCTCACAGAGAAGAATTCCATTCTCTGTGACGGCACCCCCCAGAAGCCATGGTACCGGATATCCAATGTCTTCGGCTACCTGACGACGGAATGGAAGCTACCTCCACCCCGGTGGTGTAATGCCGTTCCGGTCGTCAAGCCACTCTCTACCGACTGCGACTGCCATCCCGAGATATTCCGTGCCGGACGGTACGGTGCCTGGACCAAGAGCGTCCTAGTCCATGAAGTCTACCCAGCCGTAATGGAGGCTATCCGTGAACGAGTTTAAGTCACGGGCTAACCGTCCGGTCATCGGGCTCGATATCGACGGGACGCTAGGCGATTACCATTCTCATTTCCTCCGGTTCGCAGAAGCGTGGCTAGGCCGTCCGATGCCGCATCCGGCAGATATCAACCCTGGCATCAGGCTATCAGAATTTATGGGTGTACCGCATCACGAGTACCGGGAATGTAAACTCGCGTACCGCCAGGGAGGCCTGAAGCGCTTTATGCCAGCCTATCCCTTCGCGAGCGAGCTAACCCAGAAGATCCGCGCGGCCGGAGTGGATCTATGGATCTGTACCACCAGACCCTATCTCCGGCTAGACAACATCGATCCGGACACCCGTGAATGGCTCCGTCGTAATGAGATCGAATACGACGCAGTCATCTTTGAGGGACTAGATGAAGGGAGCAAGTATACCGACCTAGTGGAGCAGGTAGGGCTCCTCCGGATTATCGCAGTAGTCGATGACCTCCCGGAACAGACGGCCGATGCGGACAGGCTAGGGATACGGAACATCTATATCCGGGACCAGCCGTACAATCAGGACCTTGCCGGTTATGACGTCCGGATTAGGGGAACCAGGGTAGATGACCTAGAACAGCTATGGTATCTACTAGAGCTAGATATCGAAATGTGGGAGGAAGATAATGGATAACAAGATAGCCCGGTACGCGGATGAGGCGATGTACCGCGCGGAGCCGCTAACGGAGAAAGGCGAGCCGCTACGGCCATCCGTAGTCCTCTACGACCAGACGGCTAACCCGCTCCGTGTACTTGCGACTCCGGCAGAGCTTTACCGTGGCGTCGTGGTCGATGATCCACGGAAGATATCAAAGAATACGGCCCTGGGGTGGGTCGAGAGCTTCAAGGCCAGCAAGATCTCGGCTCCTCTTGAATGGGTTCACTTCTCATTCCTGATCCAGGGCGTCACCCGTGCCTTTACCCATCAGATGGTCCGGCAGCGTACAGCCGTGTTCGTCCAGGAGTCGATGCGATTCGCGGTAAAGGAGAATGCCGCATTTGAGACCGGGCTGCCTCCATCGATTGAGGTTCTCTCAGAGGACGCTCCGGCCCGGAAGGTATGGGAGGATACCGTTAACCGTATCGGCTGGGCCTATAATGCCCTAGTCGAGGCCGGTACGCCTGCGGAGGACGCTCGCGGGCTCCTCCCGACGAACATCGGCACCCGGATTCACTACCATACCAATCTCCGGAATCTCATCGACCACGCCGGAATGCGGCTCTGCTCTCAGGCTCAGTTCGAGTGGAAGGCCGTATGGCTTGAGATGATAAAAGCCGTCCTCGCGTACGGCCCGGAAGAGGAGCGATGGCAGCAGATAGCTATCGCGAGTCTTTTCCGGCCGGTATGCTACGCTACCGGGAAATGCGAGTTCATGGGCCCGGCCGACCGTTACTGCGTTATCCGCGAGCGAGTAGAGGCGCACCACGCTAAAGGCGAACGGCCGGAGACGTGGACCGATATCAGCCCGCACGAACCACTCCATCATCTAGCAGCAAGGAGGCCGCAATGAGCGAGCCTCTCGGCGGCTATACGGACGGAAGTGATCCTGACTCCTGGCCGGCCGGATCGATGCTCTATCTTATGTGGAACATGATAGATGTCTACGTATCTAAGCGCCAGGAAGGTAGGAACGCCTGGCTAGAACGCGAGCTATGGGACAGCCGTAGATTCCACATAGGCTACGGGAAGGGTTATGGAAAGAGAAAGGTTTACCCTGAATACATAGTCAATGACCTACGTAGGCTACTCGACCAGCTAGAGAATGAGGCCGGGCTAGCTCCAGCTCCTGTCGATAGGAGACGTCATGTCTGAGGAAGCAATACTCAGCCAGATTGCGGAAGAGAAACGCTCTCTAGCCGAAGCCCGCAACGTAATCTCAGACGCTCTCCGGAAGCTAGGCAAGGAAGAGCACGTACACATCTGGGACATCCGTGGCGTTTATTCTCCGCCAAGACCAGCCCATCCTCGCCTACAGTGGGACAGGATAACCGTGGTCCTATTCTGCTGTAAGGAATGTAATTACCCGACCACGGAAACGCTCAACGGTATCTGGACCATCGAACAAGTCAGGGGAGAGTACGATGAAGACCAAGACCCAGCCTGAGATATTCGTCTCTATCGACATTGAGACGGACGGCCCGGCTCCCGGTATCAATTCAATGATTGGCCTAGGGGCCGTCGCGTTTGACCCTGCCGGCAACGAGCTGGCCGGATGGTACTCCTCTATCGAGCCAGCCGAAGGTTCCAGGCCGAATGACGCGACCATGAAATGGTGGCGCGAGCCCGCTCAGGCCGAAGCCTGGAACATCCTCCAGGAGGGACAGGTCCCAGCACATCACGCTACGATCCACTTCAAGAACTGGCTTGAGCACGAGCTAGGAAGTCATAACCTTATCGCGGTAGGCTGGCCCATAGCATTCGACTTCGCATTCATCAACTTCTATATGTGGCGATACTGCGGCCGCAATCCTCTAGGCTTCTCAGGTCTCGACATCCGGAGCTACGCGAACGGCCTAGTAAACCAGCCCAGTTATAACGGGCTCCCGGAAAGAATGATCTGGAGTCTTGCCGGGCCTCTTGAGCTTTCCGGCCTCCGGCCGCATTATGCTCTGGATGACGCGACGGCACAGGGCCGTCTCTTCATGGGGCTCCGTCGCGTAGCGGCATACTGGAGTAGCGTCGCAGATAACCAGCCTCATTACGAGCTGATCAATCAGCCGGATAGCGTGCCGGAGGCTGCTCGCGATAGAATACTAACGGAGCTAGCCCATATGCCGGCGAAGGACAGGGAAAGGCTCATGAGAATATACCAGACTCCACGGAAAGGCGAGTAAATGGAGACGAACGAGAACCACCGTGACGCGGCATACACCTACCTAGAGGCCATAGGGCTCGACCCTAACGCGGACGCGGTAGGGCAGCTCTCCGGCCCGTTTACGGACGCTCTAGCGATTATCTGCGAGCGAGGCTACACCGATCCGGACAACCCGGATGACCTGTTCTGGAAGATCCGTGGATGGAAGGGACTTGTCCACGATATCCTAGACAACGCATTCCGGCTCCGGCTGTTCTCATGGAAGCGCAATGAATTCTATGAGAACGGCGCAGTCGACATCATCAACTTCGCAGGATTCTATCTCCGGCTCCAGAACAAAGGAGCTAAGTGGGGAGAGCTAGGCGAGCCCGGATGAGTTTTGTGTTCCCTGGCGAGGGAATGATAATAGACGGAGTACTGATAACCCCAGGTACTCCGCTAGCGGGAGAGGATCAGCTTGACTTCCTAGCTGGCTATGGGGCGGCAAGAAAGAGGAAGCGTATGGACCTGGACAAGTACGTGGTGCTCATCGAGATAGAGGATGATCTTCTCAATGATGAATTCCTGCTCCCGCTAATCATAGAGCACGTATGGGCAGTTAAGCTCCAGGATGATGGGGGAGTCCGGCTTCCAGGACCACTTTACTTTACTGTGCCGGCATACTGGCCCGAGGAATCAACTCCTGGATCAACATGGATCAAGATATCCGGCCCGGCCAGCAGAAGGACAGACACGATCAATGGGCCAGATAATGAGGCGTGCCCTGGCTGCGGTTACCCGCTGCCGCATCACGAGGCCAAGTGCCAATATCGCGGGCTTGGGAGGTGATGCCAAATGAGATTCGTAAGTCTACACCACCATACTACGTTCTCATTCTTAGGCGACGGCTTCGGTACCCCGGCACAGCACGTAGAACGGGCAGCGGAGCTAGGCTATTCGGCCATGGCTCTGACCGAACACGGCAACGTCTCCTCACACTTCCAGTTTGAGAAGGCAGCTATCACAAAGGGCATCAAGCCCATCTTTGGAATCGAGGCATATACCGGAGCCGTTGACGAGAACAGACAGCAGTTCAAATACCACCTCACGATCCTAGCGGGAGATAGTGATGGCTACAAGAATCTCAACCGGATTGTCACTCAGTCTTATCTTGATAGTTACTATTATCCTACTGTTTCTGGAAGGAATCTTCAGGAACATTCGGACGGGTTGCTTGTACTATCCGGGTGCTCTGGATCACTGCTCGCCTGTAGTCTACTTGGAGGAAAGGGAATCCCCGTTCCGGGAGGAGAGGAGCGACGGCCGGGGGAAGCCTGGAATGATGCCGAAGCTCTTATCAGCCGGTTCCAGGATCTGTTCGGTGACCGTTACTTCCTAGAGGTCCAGCCGTTCTATGAGCTAGAGCGTAGCTGTACCATGAACCCTGCTTATGCGAAACTCTCGCGGATGACAGGAGTACCGCTAGTCGTAACGCAGGATATCCATTACCCGCATCCGGAGGATTCCGAGATGCAGGCTATCCTCCACGCAGTACGGAGAGGAGCGCATACCGTAGAGGATCAGATGCGAGAATGGAATTATGCCGTGCCAATGACATTCCCGGAGTCGGATAAGGCCCTAGGCGAACGTCTCATGAAGACAGGACTCTCCCGGAGCGAGGCCTGGGAGGCCATTAAGAATACGGCTATAATAGCCGGTAGGTGTAACGTAACCCTGCCGAAGGCGAAACGACTACAGTACCCCATTAGCGAGGATGACCTAAAACCATGGTAACCTACAAACGTCCATCTGACTTTATAGACTTCCTACAAATCGGCATTGACCGGACTGTCCCGGACTTCCGGCGTGATGAGCCGGGCCTCGCACTTAACCTTGGAGCCGGGAGGAAGCTCATCGCCGGAACGGTCGCGCTCGACCTTCCGGAGTGGGATGCCGACAAGGACCCAATCCCGTACGATGACGAAACGGTGTCGGCTATCTACGCCATCCATTTTCTTGAGCACGTCCATGATCCTCTTGCTCTCCTTCGCGAGTGCCAGCGAGTCCTCTTTACCGGAGGACATCTTAACGTCGTAGTCCCGTACTGGAATACGGAGCTAGCTCACTCTGATCCGGACCATAAGTCATTCTGGTCGGAGGAGACGTGGGATCGTATCTTCAACAATCCCTATTATGACAAGCACTCGTCCTATTCCGGGGAGGGATGGAAGTTCATCGTAGGGATCAATCTCATCGCCGGTATCGTAGAACGGAACAAAGTCCTAGTAACCCAGCTCATTAAGGCCTGACATGTATGATCTCCGGAGGAAAGGACGTCATGAAGAACATTCTATCGGCTGAAGACCTGCTGTGGCAATGGCTTCGCTTTGGATGGAACTATCGGAAGCTAGGAAGCTTGTCGGCTAAGGATCAAGATTGGCATGGCGAGCGCATCAAAATGGAAATGGATATGATCCTCGGCAAAGGCCTGGCAGATTTCATGCTCTTTACGTCCGATACCATACGGTGGGCTAAGGACAACGGAGTAACGATCGGACCTGGGCGCGGCTCTACTGCCGCGAGCGACGTAGCCTACATAACCCGGATAACCGAAGTCAACCCGCACCGTTACCCTGGTATGATCTTTGAGCGATTCCTTGACGTTACCCGGCACGATCCCCCAGATATAGACGTGGATTGTTCTGATGAGGAAAGGTTTAAGGTCTATGACTATATCGCCTACAAGTACGGTGCTGACCGGGTAGGCCACATCGGCAACTTCATCAAGTACAAGGCCAAGAATTCCCTCCAGGACATAGCGCGAGTATACCAGATACCCATCTGGGCTAAGGAGACTGTTGCCAGTCTCGCGATAGAACGGAGCGGAGGCGACTCGCGAGCCGACGCAACCCTAGAGGACACCTTTGAACTGTTCCCGGCCGCGCAGGAAGTCCTCAACATTCATCCTGACCTTGCCAAGGCTATCCGGCTAGAGGGTAACTACCGTGGGCTCTCTATTCACGCCTGCGGGCTCCTCGTTGCGGATAGCCCGCTCACCGACGTCTGCGCCGTTTATACCGGAAGGGACGGAGAGCGGGTAGTCAGCATCGACAAGTATGACGCGGAGTATGTGGACGCTCTCAAGCTTGACTTCCTAGGGCTCTCGACTCTAGGCATGATAACCCGGTGTCTTAATATGGCCGGCCTTACCCTGGAGGATCTCTATGCGATTCCCGACGATGACCCGGAAACCATTGATGTATTCCGGAGGAATGACGTCCGTGGAGTATTTCAGTTTGAAGGTCGCGCCACACGTCTGGTATGCCGGGATGTACGCCCAGAGCACTTCGGGCATATCACCGACATCAATGCTCTATCTCGTCCCGGTCCATTGTTCTCCGGACAGACAGCTGAGTATGTGGAAGTTCGACATGGGCGAAATGTCGCAGCCTCACTTCACCCTATTGTGGATGAGATCACCGCCCATACCTACGGGCAGATGATCTATCAGGAGCATATCCTCCGCTGCCTTAAAGAAGTCGGTGGACTTGAATGGACTAACGTCCATCATATCCGGAGGATTATCGCTAAGAAATCAGGGCAGGCCGCATTCCAGCAGAATTTCGATCTGTTCGCGGAAGGCGCAAAGCGGCTCCACGGCATCGATCACGAGCTAGCCGACCAGATATGGCACCGTCTCGTTACGGCCGGTACCTATGCCTTTAACGTCGCGCACGCCGTCTCCTACTCGCTCCTCGCATTCTGGACTGCCTGGCTCAAGGTTCATTACCCGCTAGAGTTTTACGCGGCATCACTTCAGAAGGCCGACAAGGAACAGCAGTTCCGTCTCATGCAAGACGCACTCGCTCATTCAATAGATATCCGGCCTCCGCAGATAGGGATTAGCCAGAGTACCTGGCGGCCGCAGGTAATCTGTCAGGACGGCCAGGAGCCGCAAGGCTCGCTTGTCGCCGGCTGGCGCCAGATTCCCGGTGTCGGCCCCAAGATGGCTAGCCGGATTGAGGCATACGGCCATGCCGATGAATGGGTAGAGCTTACGGCCGTGCCCGGAGTCGGGCTTGAGCGCATCCGGAAGATGGAGACATTCTCGGAAGCCCGCGATCCATTCGGGCTCTACCGGACAGAGCGGAGGCTCGCGACGGTACGCCGCTGGATCCGGAAACAGAAAGGCTCCGGTATCCCGCTACCGTCCCATAACGGTGACTTCCTGGCCGGTATGAAGGTGCCTAAGTGGGAGCCCGGTACACGATACGTCCCTGGACCTCGCGTAGTCTACTTCGGTATGGTACGCCGCGTTGAGATCAAGGACATTGTCGAGGACGAACGGAGCCGTACCGGGCGCGAGTATGAGGAGATCATACTGGAGCTTAAACGGCCGGATCTTGTTAAGCGCGCTACGCTTCATATGTTCGATACCGGAGAGGAGGAAGTCTATGCGCGTATCAACCGCTGGAAATTTCCAGACCTCCTCCGGGAGATAGAGCGGATTCACGTCAACCACGATGTCGTCGTGATTGCTGGTAACCGTATCGCCGGATTCGGTACTCCGGTGAAAGTTGAAAGGATGTGGGTAATTGATCCCGACTGAGGGTGAGAAGGTTCAATGCGCCGATCATATGGACCTGTCAACGTTCTGCCTTCATATGACTCATAGACATAGAGGCGACCTTGCCGGTATGTGGGAGCTAAAGCCGATGGGTATCGGAGGCGACCTAGAGGAAGCCTGGCGTATCTTTCATGACCGGCTTCACGATACTAAGCCGGAGGAGCTAGGTCACTTCCACGAACGGAGAGGACATAGCAATGCCGCCTGACGGAGGAGAAGAGCCGCACCGTAATAACTTTGCCCCGGAAGGCACTCCCTGGCATAAGGTGAGTGACGCAGACCTAACTAAGTCCGGACTGGTCCGCGTAAAGACTGGGCCGTTTAGCTACAAGATCATGAACAAGGCCAAATACGACCGGCAGCAGGCACGCGAGAAGAGACTTCGCGAGCGGCCGGTTAAGCAGAAGCTTAAAGATTACGCCAGGAGGAAATGGCGCGAGCAACAACGCAAGCGGAAGATGGGTGCTGGCAAGCCCGGACGAGTCCGGAAGCCAAAGCGTAAGAGCCCGAAGCATTGCCGCCACAAGCACTGGCGTACCGTCTCCAGGGGATTCCTTTACGTCCGGAAGTACCAAGTCTGTCAACAGTGCGGTAAGACAGTCCCGGTACCGGGCTAGGAAGCCTTTAGAAGCGTCGGGCTCTCCGGCCTACCGGAGATATCCCCCGGCTCCGGAGAGGCCCGTAGCGGGCTCTACGGCTCGCTCCGGTGCGGGTACGGCCCGGAGCTTCCCGGAGCCCGGAGCCCGGCAGGCCGTGCGGAATGCCATCGCTCGCTAGGGGTAGCGTGTCCATCGCTCTCCGTATTAGAATCAGAGCTAGGCGAGCGAGCGGAGAGCCTTATGTTCAGGAAGCGAAAAGTGGGCAAGCACAGATATGCCGGAGGTCCCGGACGGCATAGACGCGAGGAGCCGGAGAGCCCGGAGAGCCCGGAGGAGCCCGGTAGATTCCCAGGGCTTATCGAGGACCAGGCTCCGGAACCAGAGGATCAGAACCAGTGGCACTACGTTGAATCATCTGACTATATTGCCCCGTCCTCGGTGTCTTCATCCACACTCCACGGAACGGAGCCCGGTAATAGCAGGGCCAGCTATAAGGTTTCACGGCCGCATATGCCGAGATGAGGACGGCCTTATCGCGCATACGGTCGTGAACCTCGCGCTCCCACTGTACCTCGTAATCATCATCCTTAAATGGCCGGGCCATATAGACGATGTCGTAAAGCCTCCACGGAGGATGAGCCTTCCGTAGGTCCCACTTGTTCGTACAGACGTCAAGCTTGCGGGCCTGGGTGATATACTCCTCGTTAATCTCAAAGCCTGTAGCACTCATATCAAACTTGTTCTGAGCTAGATAGAGCTTTGTGCCGATACCGCTTCCGGCCTCCGCGAACCTGAGCCTACGGAGGCCGTCTGCGGCTAGCTGTCGCGCAACCTCAAGCATCCGTGCGAATTCCCAGATCTCAAGAGGCGACCATCGCCACATGTCTGGGTCGGGCTCCGTTGTCTCCCGTTCGCGCTTTACCTGTTCAATTTCCAGTCGCGCTAGCTCCTCGATGGTAAGGATGGCACATCCTCCACAGTAACGCCCCCGCAATGCCTGGCCATCACGGGTTCCACACGTGGGCGAGCAGGTGGATCACGTATGCCAGCAGTGCAAAGAACGCGAGCGTCCCGAGCGCGAGCACCGCGACCAGCAGCCAGTACCACCAGGTCATTGGCCTACCTGCTCTGGCACGTCCTCCACGGTAACGTCCCCTACCGTTACGTTGACGGTAGAGCCGGAGGCATCCGTGTAGTAGATGTCCCCACGGTTCCGGATATCGTCGGCCACGGTCTGTGCCTTCTCATCTGTGAACGGGTGAAGCGCGAGTAGCACCTTCTTCACGGGTCACCTCCTCTGCCTGTACGGGCTCCGGTAGGGTAACCGGGACACTCGTGAGGTATGTGACTCCGCCAATGGTAACGGAGCCTTTGATCTCACTCACGGAATCACGGCCGTCCATACGGCCGGATTAGCCGTAGCACTGAAGTTAACTCCGGCTAGGACCGGCTCCGCATACTGTTCCGGAGCGGCCGGAGTACCCGGCATAGTGACTGATGCCGAAAGGTCGAATGGCTCGCCTCCGACCACGACACGGCCACCGATCGTTGCTCCTTGCGGGGGAATGGCATCGTTGCCAGTGACCGTATAGGTAACGGTAATGGTATCGCCATGAGCAGGATTTGCGTTATCCACACTCATGTCTGCGCTGACAGCCATGCCCGCTCCTTACGTAGGTGTGGGCGCTTGCTGATGGGACTTCGCGACGTGATCATCCATCAGATCTTCCGGAATTGGAGCATGGCACGTCTCACAGAGCTTGAGGTTGACGGATGTGACGGTGGGGCCTTCTACGGTATCCGGGACCCACAGATTGACAGGTACGTATGACATTGTCTTCCTTTCAGCTACATCCCGAAGTTGGGAAAGAGGGTGATTGGTAGTTCATCGTTGCGGAGGAAGCTACATCCGTCCACATTACCGCCAGTAAAGTTGACGTGTCCCTTCGGATTGTCGGTATCGAGATTGATGGTCTGAGTACGGAACTGGTTAGGTCCCGTCCCAACTATGTGCCATGCGACGCGGACGGAGACGGTGCCACCGCCAACTCGGCCAGGATCGCAACAGAATCCTACGTGCGTATAATACTTGTCGAGTGAGACGCCTACGTCCTTGCCGTCGAATGGCGGTATAAAACAGAATGTCCCCATGTCGTCCTCCTCCTCTTCCTCTTCTACTGGTGGCGGCGTAGTCGTCCCACCCCTGGCCCATTCAAGGACTTTGTCTAGTGGGAACCCAGCTCCTGGATCAGAATGCCCGCATCCGGATGAGCCTAGCTCCGAATGGTAACAGACTCCCCATGACCCGCCCTGTGCCTGGCTAGATGAAAGGTCCGTTATCGGGATGCTGAGCTTCTTGCTCTCCTCGGCAATCCAGTCGGCCATGTTATGTAGCTGGTTTGACCGGTTGTTAAGCCAGTAGTCCCGGCTCCATGAGGCATACCCGCTCTGCTCCGCGCTAACGGAGACGGAGTTGTAGTTACACTGCGTCCATGCGCCGTTCCCACGGCTAACGCATTCCCAGACCTTCCCCCGGTTATTGTCGATACAGACGTGTGAGCTAGCGCCACAGTCCGTCTGGAAATACTTGGCACAGTCATAGGCTCCGTTGCTCCCGGTGAAGCCTTCCATCGTATGGATAACGATGAGCCGCTTGGTACTTCCCCCGGAGTAGTTACCGCTAGGCGTCCATACGCGAGTTAGGGCCATCTTCCCTCCTGCTCGCTAGGGCCATCGTCCGGCCCATACCGGCCGTCCTCGCGCCATCCCTTTGGTCTAGGCCCAGGCTTTGTCCAGCCCCATGGCTCTCCCTGGACCTCTACCGGAGGCTCCGGACGAGGAGGTACTTCCTCCAGCTCCACATCCTCATCGATGGTGTATTCATCACCATCCCGGATTCTGCGACGTTCTTTGATGGGCATTTGTTCCTCCTCTCCGATTAGTATACGCCTTAGCCAGCTGATCACCTGATCAGGCAGCCAGTTAAGACATCCCCTTGCCATCATCCCTCCTATCCCCATCACTGTTATTACTGTTGCGCTGGTTTACCCGCGCTCCGACGTACCCTCCAAGGACTCCGATAAGGCCACCAACTACTGTCGTAATTACCTGCGTCGCATTCTCGCCTAGCGTCTGTGTCGGAGTCTGATGGTCGATAACGTTTATCATCACCACGATTATAAGGAGGACTGTCGCGAGCCCTAGCGCTATCGCGAGGACTAGCGCAACAAGGTCTACCGATACACGGAGCTTAGTCAAGCGCATAGTACCCGCTATAGTCGATCTCAGTAATGCCGGTGTTGACCGCACCACCAGGAAAGCCAAGTAGCTGAATCGTCCCGTCCGTATTGACGGAACCTCGCATGCTCGCGATACTTGGGGTAATCTGCCCGTTGGCGTAATATCCCATTCCCGACATCCTCTGTGCTACGGTAGGTGAGTAGGCCACTGGCATCTGATATAGAGCCGGGCCTCCGGATGCGGCTCCGGTAGATACCGTTACAGCGAAGTGAAGAAAGACATACCTTGACTGGACCATCTTGTACCGGCATGAACCGCTATTCGCGAAGCCAGACGGAAGAGGAGCCGGGAAGTTATGCCAGACGTCAAACACAAAGTCACGCTCATCGACAAGAGCAGAGAGTGCGCCGGTAGACTGGGATAGCCAATGGCTAACCGGAATCTGAAATATGCCGGTAGGGTTCTGGATGAGTGGCGGGACAGCCGGGCTCGCTCCCGGAGTGCCCTGAACGATAACCGGCTGGACGTAAGCTGGGCTTGTTGCGGCCGCACGGCTAAGCTGAATTACTAGCCTGTCATACCTATTCTGTGCGGACGCGGCCGGAATAGGCGTAGAGACGGAGGCATCAGCGCGCCATAGCGCACCCTTGATAACGCACTGGCCGGCCGTCATGACTGCGTTACGGCCTGGGGTATCCAGGGAAGGTGCAAGGCCTGCGCTATTGACATTGTCGATACCGTCCGCGATACCGGCCGATGAGAAGAGCGATTCCCAGTCAGATGTGGACGTTAGCTGAGTGAACGGGCTTGGTCGTCCGTCATAAGTAACCATACTAACCTCTCTGTGCCGCTAGTTTCTTTTCCAGTAGCCGTACGCGAGCGAGCAGGTGTGATATTACCTTTGAATCGGAAGCCGTAACGGACTGGCTCGCGCCTATCGTTGGGACAACAAATATGGGCGGTTGCTGGGATGGGTCAGCCGTTAGGGTAACGGAGCTTACAATATCCTGATACGTTACTCCCGGTACAACCTCTACCGTTACCGTATCGCCTAGCCCATAGTCACGTCCAAACGTTAGGTACGGGATGTCGGATGCGGTAACGGAGAGTGAAGGCCCGGCCGCACCTCCACCTAGAGCCGCTATCCCACTCTGCTGAACCTGAACCGAATCCGTCTGGCTCGACTGGTCTACAAAGTCCTCTACCCTATCCCACATACTCGGATATGTAGTGTTCGCCTCATAGAAAGTAGAAGCTCCCTGGACCAGCGCATTAGTTACGGTTGGGTCGGTTATCGAGAGAGCGACGGACGTTAGGTTGCCTAGGGCTTCGCTAAACCAGGCAGTCTTAGATAGGTCGCGAGGTACATAGCAGTCAAAGACAAGCCCGGCTCCGCTCTTAGTAACCTTCACCCCTAGCGGGCCACCGTTAATCGTTAGCGTCCGGATGATATCCATGAGGTTGAGATCAACGCCACTCAGGAACTGAACCGTGTAGCTAACGTTCGCTCCTCTATGCAAGTCTGCCGCAATAGTCAGGAATGCTACACGTCGCGACGCTACGGCTCCGGAGCCGAGGTTATTGGTAACATAATGTTTGATTGCCGTCTCACAGGCTACTGCCGTAACTGAATCCTTAGCCGTGCCTGTCTGCCCGGTCCATAGCGTAGCCGGAGCCGGGTAGGCAATCCGGTTAGCGATAATCCCGAGGTAATCGGCACCCGACAGGGTAATGAACTTACCAGGCGACGTACCTGCCCCGCGTGAGCCGGGTATTGAGTCGGAGTATTCCGGCTGTTCGCATTTGCCGCCAAACTGATAAAGGCCCATCCAGTCGACATGAATAATGATATCGCCGGACATAACCATGTTCCACATATCCTGCGAGTATGGGAGGACGATAACCCAGGAGCCGGCTGCGTTGTAGTTGAGCGTAGCAACGATTGAGTAGAACGGAATAATTCCCCTAAGATTAAAGTTAGCGTCATACCAGTAAATTGTGATAGGTAGCTGAGAACCTCCTGGAGGAGGTACAAATACGGAACTAGCAAAAGCAGGCCCGTAAGCAGCAGACTGGGTGCTAGACTGCCCGGATATAGCGTAAACGGCCGTAAAGGCACCCTCAGCATACGAGCTAGCTGGTGACGATCCTGATATAGCTAGCTGCCCGCCGCTAAACGTCCCGCTCGCGACCGTAGCCGTTACCGAGGAAGCGGCTGTAGGAATCGCACCGGTAAACGTCCCGGAAGCAGAACTGCTAGCCGATGACGAGCCTGCTGTTACCATCCCTGAGCCAAGCGTTCCTGACGCAGGACTAGCCGTTGATGATGATCCTGCTACGGGAAATGTTACGGCCTGGCTAACTAGAGCCTGGACAACGTACGATGCCGCTGAAGCCTGATCGGCAAGCGATGCGCTAGTCGATGTTGTTACGGCACCGCCGGAATTGAAGAGGACTGGGTTGTTATTTGAATTCTTGACATTCCCGAGTGGAGCAGGGGTTACGGCTCCGTACGGGCCTCCGGACGGGATACGGGCCTTGCCGATGAATATCTCGCCGTTGATCTTTGCCGGCGCAATAGCCGGCCAGGATACCGTCGTGCTAGCCGTCGTGTTATTCTGCGTACTTCCCTTATCGGACGACCATGTAGTCCAGTCCGACTGTCCGGCTACACTCCCCTGCCCGTTAGAAAACTCAATCGCGTCAAATTCAGTTCCGGCAGAGCCGATGGCTGAACTGAACGTAAAGTTAAGGGTAGTATTCCCTGTCCCGGTAACCTGGCCCATCCAGATGTCCTGGGTATGTGGCGAGGCACTTGTGTCGGTAAATGGCCCCAGGATCTTGGTCCAGCCAGTAGTAAGGCCCGCAGAGTCGGATACGCCGCTCACATTATTGGTTGCGTTACTGACCTTGCTAGCAACAATGATAACGTCGCCTACATAACCGCAGACAATATCCAGCGACGTAGCAGGAGATCCCATGTTAGTCCACGGGCCTCCTACCGGAGCGGGCGCACCGGCCGGAGCCGTAGCCGTCCCGCCAAGAATACAGACTATAGCTCCGGACCAGAAGACAGGCTGGGCGTTGGATAGCGCTGGCGCCATAGTCATTACAGACGTAGTAGAACAGCGCTGGCCCCAGTACCCCTGGAAATCAAAATGGGTGTTATAGGCATTACCGCCATCATTCGCGACATCGGCCGATGCGTTACCGGCTCGCGAATAGGTAGCAGGACCATTGGTACTCTGTGCGGTAGAGGTAGCGTACAGGACAATATCGCCAGGATCGGATGGCGAAGCCGAGGTTGAGACCGACAGCGAAGTCTTAGAGACGGCCGTAGCTCCACCGGCCACCGTACCGACAGTATCAATAGGAGACGAGTTAGGGTTCCATATTTCCCATATAGTACACCAAGAGCCAATATTGACCGACCCCAGCGTACAGTCAAAGGACGGAACGGCATCCGAGCCAGTCGCCACCTTAGTAAAGAATGCCACTCCACAGAAGCTAGTCGCGCCGTTACTCCCGATTGAGCTTCCAGGAACCAGAGTCCATCCAGTCGTCCCGGAATGCTGCGCAACGGCCCAGTTAGCCGTAGCCGTAGCTGAACCCGCTACTGCCGCAACAAGCAGGTTATTTGCGGCCGGAGGACGCGCATATGTCCCGGCACAGGTAGCGGTAACACTACGGGTGCCGACACCCACCGATACGACAACAGGATTAGTCAAGCCCGCTGCCACCTCCTCGTCCAGCTAAGCTGAATGGAACTATTCGCGGTAGCTCCAGAAAGCTGGATATTGATCTGATTATCTCCTACCTGTAGACTCCATAGATCGCGAGAGGTTGAGATTACAAGATTGTTCCACCATGAAGTGGCCGTCGTATTGTTATAGACGTATTGCTGATTAGGGACGGTACTGACTGTCACAATCTGCCCGGCTGGTATCGCGGTACCCAGAGACCATTGTCGGCCCGTAGTGATGTTCTGGATCGTTGGAGTCCCAGGTCCGGTAATCGTCCATACCGGGTAGGCGATAGCTCCCCCATCGTTAACGACTAGGGAAGTCCCTAGGACTGTACCGCCACCTAGGAACACCGGGAGGAGAGGGAGGATGCCGGTAGCCGTAGAGAGCGAATAGAGAACCTGCTGGGCCTGCTGATCTTGCCAGTGTGGATCAGGAGCCTCAAGACTTAGCCCGTAAACGGCATTCAGGATTCCGTGATCGGCCGTATCAAGGCCCGCAATACAGTAGACCGCAAGCTGCCGTTTCGTACCGTCCGGACGCCCAACAACAAGATAGCCCGGAGCCGGTACATCGTTGCGCCGGTTATAGAAGGCACGGACGAAAGCATCAAGCAATTTGTAATAGTCATTCTCCGTACCTCCTGGAGGTGTCTCTAGGTACACGCCCAGGGTAAGTGTATTCGGCTGCGGAAGGTAGAGGAGTGGGACGGCCGTACCGCCTAGGACGGGAATCGACTGGAGCGATACCGGGATGCCGGTAGCTCCGGATATCCCAGTACAGACATAGCCGTTAGGAAGTCCGAGATCAGACAAGATCCATTCATGAGCGTCAGGGTCAATATAACTTAGGTACGGTATTGTATACGTCGGAGCTAGGGTCACTGTCGCCTCCCAACTCTCGCTAGATGACCTTCCCTAATATTCATTGCGGCAAATGCTCCCTGGACGTATCCCTCGATAGCCTGCCCGGTAAGCCCGTCAAAGTGAGCGTGGTAATGAGTGCCGCCAGCTACCGATAGCTGCTTCTGAGGTACGATTAGCTCCGGCGAGCCGGTACCGTTGTATGCCATAGAGAGCCCGGTCGGAAGCCAGCCTCCGGTATCATAACCGTGCCCGGAGCCCATACCCATCCCACCGCTCATTAGCGTCGGCCCGTAGCGGGCTCTCGCATAGTTAATGGCGGCCGCGACATTCGCGAGAGGGTCATAGATATTCATTGACGTACCCGGTACGTGGTAAGCCATAAACGTTGACATAATCGTCTGGAGAAGTCCTCGCGACGGATCACCCATCTGTGCGTTAATGTCTGTTAGGTTGATCGCATTAGGATCGCCTCCGGATTCCGTCTGCATCTGATAGAGAACCTGCCCGGCAAGGGAAAGCGGGAGCCCAAGCATGGATAGGGCCTGGGCGACTACTCCGGCCCAGCGCTGAACCCCGGAGCCTCCTCCACCACCAAATACCTTGCTAAAGAAACCACTGATCTTACTCCCGACCTTACCGGCGAATGACCCTAGGGCCTGTAGAGCCTTCTGCGGGAGTTTAGCGATATTAACCAGCGACTTGTTAACAAGCGCACCTAGGGCCTGCGGCCATCCGCCAAATACCTTGCCGACAAAATTCTTTAGGTCGCCGGCAGAGAAGATACCGTGAAGGAGCCCGGCCGTAATCGCCTTACCTATTCCAATCATAACCGTCGATGGCGAGGCAATCCCAAAGAAGTGCTTTACGGCATTGACTACTGGCTGGACTACATTGTTATTGATCCAGGAGCCGACTCCCTTGATAGCACTCAGGATGCCATTATAGAGCCCGCTGATAATATTCGATCCGGCCGAGGTAAGCCAGTTGGCTGCATCATGAAACCAGTTGATTACGTCGCTCTTGAGGCGAGTGAACACATTCATCAGATCGTGCCATCCACGGATAGCCCGGCCGATTGTATTGTTCCATATCGAATTCCAGATGTTCTCAGAGCCCGACTGAACATCGTGCCAGTACTGGATAACCCGTGCCTTGACATCATTGAAGATAACCTCAAGGTCATGACCTCCGCGAATTGCCCGGCCAATGGTATTGTTCCAGATACTGTTCCAGACATTCTCTGATAGGGACCTGATATCATTCCAGATAATATGGAGGAAGTTCAGGATTGAATGCCACTGGTTATGGAAGAGGTCTCCAATAAGGCTAAGACCGTCATGGAACATGTTGCGTAGGTTGTTCCATTCCTGCCTGGTTAGGTTCTTCAGGTCGCGCCAGAGATTGCCCCAGTGGAAGGTAATGATATCAATCAGGATCTTGAATATGCCAATAACGAGATCTGCGAATCCCTTGATGTCTGAAACGATAAACTTCATGGCATCGGTCGCGGGCTTGCGTACTTTCTTCCATAGGGGACCCCAGTGTGTCTCAATCCACGTCGCGAGATTAGCAAGCCAGGCGAGAGCGTCAAAGATAGCTATGGGAATCTGGAACAGGAAGTTAAGGAAGTCCGCCATCGCCTTCGGGTTCTTTGCGACAGCATCAGCCATCCGGGAGATAGACTGCGCGAGAGAGTCGGCAATACCAGGTATATCAGGAGCAAAGGCATTGAGTATCTTGACGAATGCGTTAGCTACGTCCTGGATGGACTTAACAACGGCCGGACGGGCAAAGGCATTCAGTACGGTATCTACAAATTTCTCTACGGGCCCAGCGATAATCCTTATAGCTCCGGAGAATACTGGCGTCATCTTCCCCAGTACCTTAGAGGCCGTATTTGCGATATTCGTCATTACAGGGACAAACGCCGCGCCAATCTTAGTAAGGTCGGCTATCGCGTTGGTCTTGAGGTTGGAAAATGCCTGACGTACCTGCTGCTGTCCCTTAGTGGTCTCATTTATGTTTGCCTTCTGTAGGGCTGTTAGCTTAGCCTGAGAAATTGCGAGCTGAGACTGAGCGACTGCTAGCTGAGTCGTTGTAGTCTTACCACTAGCCCGGAGCTTATTCAGGGTATCCTGAGCCTTTGTAACAGCTAGCTGGGCAGCCATCATTTGTGCCGGATTAGCCGGAGTCGTCCCTAGGCCAAAGGCTCCGGCCGCTCCAATACCCGCGAGCCCGGTACCTAGGCCACCAACTATCGTGCCCGCTAGAGCCTGGCCGGCGAACGGAAGTATGCCCGCAAGTGCGGCGGCACCACCGCCAAGAACGTATGGGTTAGTAAGACCGAATCCGCCGAATCCCCCACCTCCACCGGCAGCCTGTCCGGCGGCACCGCCCACACCGCCCATGCCAGGAATAATATTCTGGAGTGAGCCGAGTATCCCGCCACGCTGTCCGGCTGTCCCGCTGATATCAGACTTGAGCTTTGCTATCTCTGCGCGAGCGGACTTAGCATCAAACCGCACCCTGATATCAGCATCCTTGCTGAGTATCTTTAGCCCGGCATCAATCTTCCCAATCTCAGCCATTGCCTCTTTACCGGAAAGGTCTACTCCTATCTCCTTTGAGAGAATCTCTGTCATCCTTGCACGTAGCTCAGCAATCCTCCGGTCAGCCTTACTAGAGTCGGCATCGATCTTCACATCGGGCAGTGTCTTGAGCGCAGCCTCTAGCCGTTTCTTAAAACCTTCCGAGAAAGCACCGGCATTTTCCGCTCCGGCCTTAGCCATCCTTGTCTTGTTACTGCCAAGACTCTGTACAATGCCGCTTGATATATTGTTGCCTACCTGCTGGCCGACTAGCTGAGAGGATGGTACTAGCTGGGCCTGGAGAGAGCGCTGCCATCCTCGGGCATCCGGTACAACGCCCACAGAGACGGAGCCTACAAAAATGTCAGCCATTACTTACCTCCCCTAGTCATCTGGTCGAGTTTAGCCTGGGCTTCCTCATCCGGTACGTCCCGGAGCCGTGGGTCCATTCGCCTTGCGTCCTCTAGCGATATGACACGGAACTGATGCTTACGGATTCCTGGCCGCATAACTGGGTCCGGCCGCTTGATCTTTGTCTCGGAATGGGCCTGGGCGTACATCCATCCCATATTCCGCATCTCATCGATTAGTGTAGCGATAAGGTTCTCCAGATTACTCCATCGAGCCTGTGACGGATCACCAGAGCGTGTCGCGAGGACTTCCTCTGCCGTACCGTTTCGTATCGCAGTATTCAATAGGCTCTCCGGTGGCAGGCCGTCGATGAGAGCTAGCATCTTCCGCCAGGTAAGCCCGCTATTCCTCCGGTAGAGGTCAAGGAAGTCTAGATGGTAATACCTGGCAAAGTCTGCCTCTATCTCCTCCTGGAACGATGCCGTGAGCCAGATGGCCTTCTGGATTTTCCCATGTTAAGCCGGGCCTGCCTAGCGCATTCCGCAAACACGGCTTCCATCTGGTAATTCCGGAGATCCGCATCTAGCCAGGTCTGATACTCTGTATCGTCCTCGATCACCTCTCGCGCCCAGACCTCCCATTGGCCCTGAGTGGCTGCGGACATTGCGGAAGAGGACCAGTCGCCGGCATGGAGGATGTGAATTACCTTCCCATCCAGCTTGACCGTAGTCGCCTGGCCTAGAGCCTCGCGACGTAGCTCCTCATCGAGGAGGTCAAGGTCAATATCAACCTCTTGCTCCTCGTCATCATCGTGCCGGTCTACCGGCCCTAGCGGAGTAGCCATCACGTAAAGTAGGCCGTCATAGACTTGCCATAGTTAATGGCGCGCTGAGCGACTGCGTTCTGTGCCGTCCCGATTGTGCCGGGATAGAATGTGAACGTAAGGTCCGTCATGATAATGTCGCCCTGCTGGACCTGATGGTTGCCTCGCGCCGTTACCTTCGCGAACGGGGCATACAGCCGCATCTGCTTGGTCCCGTCGATACTGTCGAAGATAAAGGAGTAACGATTATCGGCCGGTGGGTCCGGGATGATATAGAGCGCGGAGTTGGCCGGAAGAGGCGGTGGCGGAGTCGTGGCCGGCTTGAGCGGAGAGGACGCTACCGGGAAGATAGGCACGTCATCGTAGAGCGAGAGGACGTATGGATTTGTCGCCTCTAGGAAGATGGACTGGACCGTCTTGACGCCACCCGTAAGGATGGACCGGACTGGCGTGAGGACGCCTGCGGCCGGAATATCCTTGATTGTTTCGTCAAGCTTAAAGATATACCCGGAGGTATCGGCCCAGCCACAGCACTTGTAGGTGCCGGTGCCAAGGGTAGTTGGGTCCTCAAACCCTTGTGGCGGGCTCGCGTTGTTCGGCATGCCAACCCATACGACCACATCTCCGGCCGCATAGAGGAGGGTATTGTCCTTGTAGGTTCCGGTCGCAGGAGGAGTCAGGCCGTAGGTCCCGGCATCGAGTGTCTGCGGAGCTTCCTGCGTTTTATCTGGCGGCATTTCATTCCCTTCAGGGGTGTATATGCATTTCGTACGTTGCGGAATAGCGGACTAGATCAGGGTTAGCCTCCGGTAGTGAGCGAGGTCCATTAACGGTCGTGACGTGCTGTATAACTCCATTCATCACTTGTACGCTCATAAGCGACAAGATATCACTCTGTATCGCGCGAGCGGCATTCGACACGGAACCGACCTGAGCTTTAGGGCCAAATACATCAATATCAATAATCGGGCTGTCAACGCCAATGTTACGGTTAGATCCACTAATACGGTGAATCCTCGCGGTAATCACCGGCACCTCGGCCGGCATGGAAGTGACAAAACGAATGCTAGGCTCCATCGGGACAAGAGCGTACATCAGCACACTCTCCGCATCCGGGAATTCCGGGACTAGGTTAGGCATGCCTGATCCTATGCTGCAGGAACGAGGCAATAGCTAGGACGTGATACGGCTCGCGTCCGTGATGACCCCATTCGACATACAGGGCTTCCGGAGAGTCATTCCAGACAATAGCCTCTGCCCTATCATGCCTCGCTCCTCCGTGCGAGTGAACGCGAGTGTGGAAACTTGCCTTGTACCGGCCAGGATGCTTATCCCTAACGTCAACAGGAGCTATCGCTATAGCCCTGAACTTTATCTCCTCCGCTATCCGGAGCATTGCCTCCCGCATGAATGTCGCATTAAGCATTCTCTCTACGCCACGATGGTCCGGGTTGAAATGAACACTCATACTGAAGCTCCTGTAACCTTAGAAGCCCGGATCTGGGTAGGCCCATAGTGCCCGGAGAAAGGCGACTGATACTGATTCGGGTCACCATGAACCTCGTACTTATTCCCATTGATCAGGAATGCGTCTAGTGGGCCAACAACGGTACCGGCCGGGACAAACACGGTAATGTCCGTACTAACGTGCTCCGTCCACTGAATGTCCTCGGTACTAATCGCCGGAGCTACGACACAGAATGGGACGTCTGACTGAACGTCTGTATAAACGTCGTTGCCGTACTGGTCCTTGGTAGCCGACAGGACACGCTGTATCAGGGTTATTGTCTGTGAGTACGGAAGCGGGTGCATCAGATTCTCACCGCTATCGTCCCGGCTGGCCGGCGGAAGTCCTTGAGCGCAGTAGCCATACCCGCATCCATTAGAGCCGCATTGAGCCCGGCTCCGGACGTACGACGCATCGAGTAGGAGTAGGGGCCAATCGACTCACTCTGAAGAGTAGCCGACATCGTAGGCGTAGCTAGCTCCGATATGATCGCGGTACAGAGGACGGCTACGGCCTCTAGTGGAGGATTTGCATAGCCGTAGTCATACTGCACCGCAAAGGAATCGGAGTACCACGACGTCAGGTACCACATGTACGGCAGGTTGATGATGCCACTCTGGTACGGTGACGGAATGGTAATCTTATCAATCCCATCGAATATGTACCAGGAAATAGTCATATCGCCCAGGAGAGCCGGGTTGCCTGACTTCCACACGACGGAATTGACTGCGGTAACCGGACGATTGCTAAGCCGGATCTCTCCGGCATCCGCCACGAATATCTCAGTAAGCCCCACCTCCTTCATAAAGTCCTGCCGGCAGTATCGCCGGACAAGCGCAGAGCCGTCGCGAAGCAGGGCATCGATCCGGGCTGCCTCTACCTGGTTGAGATTACGGCCCAGCCTATCTACGATATCGTCCGGGCTCGCGAGCGTCGGCAGCGTGGGATCACCGATTCTCATATCCCTCTCCTTCCTGCCGGGCCGTAATCATCAGGTTCATGGATAGCAGGTGACGATGGCTGAAAGCGGTGCCGCGCCAGTACCAAGGCTGGTAACGTTGCTACGGGCCTGCCTTGTACGGTGGTCGGAATTCGCGTAGCCCCAGCCGTCACCCTTGACAGAAGCCTTGACGGTCCAGGTTGTACCGTCCGGACTTGTTTCCAGGTTAACCGTGCTATCCGGAGCCGGGCTAACGACTCGCAGGTAGAACGAGCCATACGTACTACCGGCTCCCGCGTCGATAGGCGTAGCCGACGCACCAACAGCCGTATGCGCCGTCTGCTTGTAATTCGTCACGGCTTACTCCGCTTTGCGTGGAGCGCGCGAGCGAGCCCGTGTCCGCTCGCTTACCTCGCGCTCATTGGCTTCTTGTGCGGCCGAATGCGCCTTCGCACTCTCCGTCTCCTGCGGGTTGTCAAGCTCTGCTTCCGTAGGATCGTAGGCGAATGAGCCAGTATACGGATACGGAGGAGCCTGGATGACGTTGAGCGCTGCCGCCGTAGGAGCGGTTGCGCCGACTGGCAGGACTGCGCCATACGGCCACCGCTGCGGGTTCGTCCCGGAGATAACGGCCGACGGCTGCATGATCGTGACCGGGTTGACGGTCGCGTACGCGAGCCGCATAGTCATCCGCATCGCCACGGAGTCCTGCTGCATGAGGTTGAGGATGACCTTGCCGGTGTCGTCGGAGATAACGCCTTCAGTGAACATCTTGAAGGTGATATCACGCCGCATTCCGATGATCGACTTAGTAAAGTCGCCGCAGAGCATGACGGCTCCGGTAAGGCCCATCTGCCAGGACCCATTGTTGACCTCGGACATGTCGTAGCCGTAGAGCGTCCCACCGGGAGTATCTGTCATATCCGGCTGGTAAATCGGGACGCCTTGCGCGGAGCGCATACCGACCAGCTGCCACGACATTCCCGGCATTGCCGCAAAGCCGTTAACCGTATAGCCGGTAAGAGCCATCTGCTGCGCGAGTTTGGCAACGTCCTGGCCCAGGTCAACGTTGGTCCCCTGGATGACGTAGTGGCCGGACTTACCGGCTCCGGTGAAGACGGCTTCGCCCCAGGTCGTTGGCTTGTTGATCCCCCAGAGAACAGCCAGGTCGATGAGCTGACCCACAGCCTCTGTAATGCGAGGCTGAACCTCGTTCCAGAGTGGTACGTCCGCGTCATCCAGATAGGCTTCTGGAATAGGAACGATGTAAAATGCAGGCGAGTTCTTCTACAACCATGACCACGTTCTTCCACTGTTGCATACTCGTCTGCTTCATTCCTGTATCACCCCCAACCCAATATGCGACCGGGAGGACATCGAGGACGGGCATGCGCTGGGTCTTGGCGGACAAGACCGTTTTGTTCATCAGGGTAAGCGCGGCTGAGGCCTTGGGCGCTTCCTGAATGATGGCCGTAGCTAGAGGCTCCGGGACGAGTGGATCAGAGCCAGTGGTGGTACGGCCGATGTGTGTTCCATACGTCGGCACGGTTTGCCTTTCTATTATTCGTTTCGCTGATTTACTAGTTGCCTAAACCAGTCCTCAGCCGTCGTTGGCGTTCCACCGCTGGCTGGCGCTGATCCTGGTCTCATCGACTCGACTGGGCGTGCGCCCATTGGCATACCGTTCCGGTTTGCGTTCTGCGCGAGTATGTCATTCGCAATATCCTGTGCCGCTCCCTGGATAACTCGCGCAAATCTCTCCGCGCGCTCATTGATCTCCTCCTCCGTTCCGGAGCCGAGATCATCGATAAGCTCTACCGGGAGATTGTGAGCGGCCGCAGCCATGACTCGATTGTGGGTAGCGACGGCCGTTATGGCCCGCTCCTCTGCCTCTCGCTGTGCCGCCTGAGCCTTCTCAAGCTCAGTCATGTTCTTCTGCTCGATGTCCTTGAGCCGTGCGGCCGCATCGGAATTCTGCTTGGCGCGACTCTCCCACTTACGGGATTCCTTACGCCATTTATCTAGCTCGCTCGCCAGAGCGTCTGGGTCCTTGTCGAGCATATCTCCCAGAAGCTGTTCCGCTTCAGCATCTACCGCGTCCGTTCCGGCCGCGATGGCATCAGCATCTACGTCAGCCGTTCCGGCATCGGTAGCGGCTCCAGCATCCTCACTCATTCTCGTCTCCTGTCCACGAGCTAACTACGGATTATATCTCCGGGAAAGGCCGGACGGAAGTCCTAGCCTTTCTTGCTCTTTGCCTTGGCCATTGCTTCTTCAACTCCCGGAGCGTGGCCTGGCCATCCTCCGGTAGCACGATGATGGAGATTAGCGCAAAGACCCTTGACTATCTCAGGGCCTACGTACTTGCCAAGCTCTGTGAGGCACCTATCAAAATCCCCTGGGACTCCCCAGTTTATCTTAGCACGGCCCGCACCTTCAGCCCAGTAATGCATAAGCCTTTCAGTAGACCGGACTTCCTGAGGCGTCTTTTCAGCCATAACACTGCCTCCACTAGTAGAGTCCCGCATTGTGCCGTCCTCCGGTGATTCTGGGTGTCAATAGCATCAACACGCCACCAGAATGCTCCGGTAAGTGCGTTATGAGTCGCTGGTATATGGAACTGCGTAAACCAGATACCGTCAGTCCCTACCGTCAGGGCATCGCCCACATACATAGTTGACGATGGGTCGGTATCTGCCGTAAACTTATTGTCCTTGTACCAGAATTCGGTCGTTACCCCAGTGCCGTCAGTTATATCAGGAAATTTTGCTATGACGACGATGTCATTGTTCTGGTAAAAGAACAGGGATGTGGTATCACTCATCGTGTCACCTCGGAACTAATTGAATTGGTTGTAGTGGTAGCATTATTGGACTTTGCGTATACGACCGGAGAGCCGGTAGCTGAATCGTCGCGAGAGACATCAGCCTTTAGGATCCATCGTGTATAGACGACAGTGGACGAGAGGTTGGAAGGTAGGGCTCCGGCGACGAACGGAGGCAGGAGAGTCCCATCGCCTCCGGATGCCGTAATGCTCACGCCAGAGATACGGGCTGCCTCGATGAGCCATCCGTGAGCATAACTAGCCGTAATTCCGGTTCCCGAGAGGACTCCGGCCGCGTAAACGGCCCCGGACGCGACGGAGACGGCCGTAGCGGCTCCGGAGACGGCTCCCCGGAGTCCTAGCGTCCCTCCGGCCGTCGAAGCCGTTAGAGAGCTTCCTAGAGCCGCGAGGAGCCCGGTAACGGCTCCGCTCGCGGAGGATGGCGTTACCCCGGAGCCGGAGAGCGTGAGCGGAGCCTTTGATATGGACACCGCTCCGGTGCCCATACTCCCGGTCACACTAGAGCCGGAGAGGACGCCTACCGCGACAATAGCACCGGACGCGACGGAGGAGGCCGTAGAGCTTCCCGCAAGGACGGCCCGGAGTCCTAGGCTCCCGGAAGCCGTAGAGGCCGTTAGAGAGCTTCCGGATACAGGGCCTCCCGCGAGCCAGCCATTCGCGGACGAGGATACGGCAGAGGAGCCGGATACCACACCTACAGCGGTAAGGGAACCGTTTGCCGTAGAGATAGTGATGGAGCTACCGGAAAGAATGCCGGTCCTGCTTAGAGAGCCAGTAGCCTGGCTAACCGTAGATGAACTACCGGATACGGCCGCAGCCAGCGTCAAGGCTCCTGATGCCGAGCTAGCTGTGATCGCACTACCGGATGTGACTCCCTGCAGGATAACCGTACCACTGGCCGACGATACAGACGCAGACTGCCCTGCTATAACGTAAGTCTGTGCTCCCGCAGTAATCGCGACGTTAGCATTACCCTGGCTAGCCGTAATCCCAGAACCAGTTACCGCAAGGAGACTGGAGACGGTACCGGCCGCACCGCTCCCGGTTACTGATGAACCCGCAAATACCCCAATTAGCCCGAATGCACCATTGGCTACAGACGAGGACGCAGCCGAGCCATTAAGTGTTAGGGTAGCATAAACAGTTCCGGCTGCCGGTGAGGAGGATGCGGCTGATCCTGAGACAGCCAGGACTGACGTCTGAGAGCCGGACGCGAGCGAAGCCGATGAGGATGAACCGGATAGGGCAGCCGCACCGAACGTACCATTAGCGATAGACGCAATCGTAGACAGACCGGATATGACCGCAGTCCAGGTAACAGTACCATTAGCCAGCGACACCGTACTGGACGTACCGGCCGGAGCCATGACCTGAGTAACGGCTCCGCTCGCGGCTGATACGCTAGCCGCAGTTCCTGATAGTGCCGCGAGTAGCCCGAATGTACCATTAGCTAGCGAAGTAGAGGCAGCAGAGCCCGCTACGATCCGGAAGCTAGCAACCGAGCCATCGCCTGTTGATACGGCAGGAGCATATCCGGTCAACGCCATTGCGGCAACAACGGTACCGCTCGCAGACGATACGTTATTGATACTGTTACCCGCGAGGACGCCCACAGTGCCTAGCGTACCATTGGCGGACAGTACGCCTGTAGTATCCGAGGAGCCATCAACCTCAAACGTTACCGGGCCTGGCGACAGAGAGGCGACGATAAAGCCGTCCGTAACAGTCCCGTTAGTACCGGCTCCGGCCTGGCAGTTTCCCGTTACACTACCAGCACCAACGACCGACTGTGTGCCTACCGCCCATGCCAGCGAGACGTTTGACTTTGCCTGGCCGCCGGTAGTCCCATACGTCGTTGCCGAGGACTGGACTACCGGCCAGCCCGACGCAGTATTTGCCGCCGTACCACTCGGGATGGCAGAAGTCCCAAGTATCAGGGTAGTCCCGTTGAAATCCCCACCAGCAGTAGCAGTTATGGTAAACGTAGGCACCGCAGTCAGGGAAGTCGCGTTATTCTGCCCGCGTAGCGCTCCTGCTGAATCCTCACCAGTTATGATGAATAGCTCTAGGACGTTTGCCGCAGAGGATGGTACGGTAGCTGTTACCGACGCAGTACCAGTAAATGCGGTAGTACATTGGCACCAGGCGGCACGGTTCCGGAGGCCGTTAGTGCCCGATCCAACACTATTATCAGTCAGGTCAGTCCAGGCACTAAAGCTGGGAACTGCGCTAAAGCTGATCGCACCCAGGATGTTGTCCATACCTAGGTGAGCGACCAGTAGATCACCAACGTTCCAGGAATAGGTCCCGGTGACGGCTGGCCCAACACTCGTCCCAGTAACCTTGGTACTAACCCGGCCGTCCTGAGTAACTACCGGAGAGCCAATCTTGATTACGGCACCGCTAGCCGAATTGGCAGGGCCTGAATCAGCAGAGCCCGATACGACATAGACAGCAGCCGCAAACGCGCCATTAGCCGTAGAGGATGCAACCGAACTACCATCCAGCTCAATAGGAGCCTTAACAAGACTTACCGCACCGTTAGCGGAAACGGTAGAGGACGCGGATCCAGCAAGAACGCCAAGCGTACCTAGCGCACCATTAGTGCCTGACGTAGAAGCCGATGAAGCTGCTATCCTGAAAACTGAGGAAACAGTACCAGTAGCATAAGAACTGGGAGGCGAGGAGCCTGTTATAACTCCGGTGCTCGTAACGGAACCACTCGCGCTAGCGGAAGCCGGAGCGGAGCCCGTCAGGACTCCATTGAGCCCTACAGTACCATTGCTACTGGAAGCTGCCGGAGCCGAGCCAGCAACGGAATAAGTCGTTGAGCCTGGAACGTCCTGGACAAGAACCTGGATAGAACAAAACGCAAACGTCTGTGCCGCGACGGTGGTAAAGCTATCGGAGCCAGGCACTACGCTACCGGCAGAGGCAATCCCCGTCTGATACATAGTACCGGCAACACGGTGGTTAGTAGTATTCCCGGTACTAGTGGCAAACCCGGCACTATTCGTCCAGCCAGATGGCGGGACGTTGGTACTAGACGTAATGGAAAGGCTACTGCTACTTCCAGTACCAACTACCATGATAAGCGAGGAATCACCCGCAAATCCGGCAGTTACTGCCGGCGGAGTGAAGGAGTTACCAAGTGCAGTAATCGCAGCAGTAGTCGAAGCAGCATCAAATGCCAGAGTGCCACCCGCACTCGGAGCCAGAGCTATAACGGATGTAACCCAGGTATTAGACGCACTGCACGTTAGAGTAGGCGACGAATCA